TGATGAATTCTGGTCTTTATATCCACGAAAGATTGCTAAAGCAACTGCAAGAAAAGCCTGGGCAAAACTTTCAGCAGAACAACAACTTATGGCTGCAAAAGCTATTAATACACATTGCGAATATTGGAAAGCTAAAGAAACTGAGTTAGAATTTATACCCCATTGCGCAACTTGGCTTAACGGTGAACGCTATGAAGATGAATTGGTAATAGAACCCAAGAAAGAAAAGATTGATAAAAAGTGGATGTTTTCTAACGAGGGTATTGAGGCTAAAGCAAGAGAACTTGGTGTTATCGGTAATGGCTATGACTCTTATGACAGTCTTAAACGCAAATGTATGAACAAGCTAGGCATGAGTGTGCTGTAAGGCAACTTATTAAATATCGCTATCAAATGGGTTTAAAAGAATTTAGAGTTTATGTTCAAAAAACAAAGTTTTCTCAAAAAATATGGGATGACTTTTATGAACAATTTAAATTAGGAAATAAAGGGGAAAAAGGATGTTGGAAAAATACATTGTTGGGGCAACAGGACTTGGGTATTTAATTGTTGGTATAGCGCAATATTTTAAAGGTTCTATACCCAATGCAATGATTTGGATTGGTTATTCTTTTGCACAAATAGGTTTATGGCTAACACTCAAATGATTGTGCTACCAATTAAAAATGAAGAAGTAGCCCCTTGGTTGCTTGATAAACATTACGCCAAAAGAATTCCACAAATTATGTTTGCCTATGGCCTTTATGAAAATAATCAACTTATTGGTGTAGTTACTTATGGAATACCAGCTTCACCATCTTTATGTATGGGTATTTGTGGAAAAGAATATTCAGACAAAGTATTAGAATTAAATAGAGTTTGTTTAATGGATAACACTAAAAATCAAGCAAGTTTTTTAGTAGCAAATTCTATAAAGCAACTACCAAAACCTACTATTGTTGTTTCTTATGCTGATGTGGGTCAAGGCCATGTAGGTTATGTATATCAAGCCACTAATTTTTTATACACAGGCCTTTCTGCAAATAGAGTAGATTGGACTATAAAAGGATTGGAACATAAACACAGCAAAACTATTAGCGATGGAATGACTTTAGAAAGCATTAAAGAAAAATATGGTGATGATTTTTATTACACCGAAAGAAGTAGAAAGCACAGATATATTTATTTTCATGGTGATAAAAGGCAAAAAAAAGAAATGAATAAATTACTTAAATATAAAACTGAACCATATCCAAAAGGTGACAGTAAAAGATACAATTCTGGCGGTTTAGTGCAAACTCAAACTTTACTATTTGGTGCTTAAATGAAAGACTATGACCCAAATGACGCTATCGACTACATATTTAAGACATCGCCAGCGTATGCAAAGGCGAAAGGCAATCTCGCCCAATTCGAGGCATTTAAACACAGTCTTAAAGCTATTGAAATGTCTAAATCAGAAGCAAGCACGATTGGGGGCAAAGAGATGGATGCGTATAAATCGCAGGCTTACCAAGAGTTATGTGAGGCCATTGGATTGGCGACAGAAGAAACAGAAGCGTTACGATGGCAATTAGAGGCTGCTAAGATGCGTTTTGAAGCATGGCGTACAGAACAAGCAACAAATAGAAACATAGAAAGAATGACTAGATGAACGATTACTCTGAAAACTATTTAAAAATTCAACAACTTCTTAAAAAATACCATAACGCTACACTTAAAAACCAATACGAGAAAGCCACTCAAATTGCTTGTGAGTTGGCAGAAGAAACCATCCAATTAGAGTTTGCTACTTATGACCAGGTAAGAAAACAATGGTTAAGCTAATGCGTAATATGTTTACTAGGGTTGTAGACTATGGTGAACTATACGGGTTAATACCTAGTAATGAAAAGTTTTCTCCAAGCGATATAGACGGTATATGCGAAAGGAATGGGCAATTTTTAATTATGGAATGGAAACGCCCAAAAGATGATGAGTATGAGGGCGAAAAAGTAAGTTATGGTCAGCAAAAATTACTTCAAGCCTTAGCTGCCAAAGAAGGTTTTATTGTTGTCATTATTTATGGTAAGACAGATAATAAAATGGAAATAGAGAAGTTTTATAGAGTGCAACCTGAAGGCCCATGTATTGCATTAGGCTGCGGTACAGATATGTTTAAAAAGTTTTACCAACAATGGTATGAATTGGCTGATGGCTACAAAAAATGAAAAGAACACTCTCAATAAGATTGCAGAACTCGGATGTATTCTATGCTCCGAATTCTTTGGGATTGAAGGCACACCGGCAGAACTCCATCATGTGCGTAGGTATGGAACTAAACGGTCTACATCCCCAATCTTGCCTTTATGCCCAGAACACCATCGGGGAAATAGTGGGCTTCACGGATTGGGTGTCAAAGGTTTTGAAAGAAAATACCAAATATCCTGTGAGGAGTTGCTGGAACGAGTCAGTCAGAAACTTGGAAAAGACTATAAGTAACTCACAACTCCAAGGGGTCAAAGCCTAATTCAGTAGCAACTAACTTGCAACGAGTCCTAAATGGTTTGCCATGTTGCATCCATTTATCACCTTTTTGCCGATGAAAACTAAGATGTATCATTTCATGTGCTAATGTTGTTATAACGGTGTAGTAATGACCGCACCTGGCAGATGAAATAGTAATGGTATGTTCATAATCCTCACCCGTGTCATATAGGTAAGTACCCATTGTTTCAGGGTCAGCCGTAACCACAAAGTCTATTTCTTCAGGCACAGGCATTTTCCATTTACTAAATGGATAACAACAATAAAGAGAGGCGTAAAGGTTTCTAACAACCTCTGTATTTAAACGCAATGTATTTTGCCCCTAAATTCATATTCACCTGTATTTTCATTGCTGACCATAATTAATTCTGGCATTAACATACGGCCTTGGTCAAATGAAAGCATTACAAAGCCACTACGCCAATCTTTAGGGCCATCTTCACAGTATTCAAAAGTAGCACTCATAGGGTCGGCAAGGCAGCCTGTTTGTACGCCCCAGTAAGTACCTTGATAATTAGTAATTGGTGAAGCACAAAGAACATGGGTATGACCCGTAATTATGTTCGTGTTCCCTGCCGCTTGCAAATTACTATAACCCGCCGTGCGGCCTCCACGAAGCCTATGCTTGACTACTGTTTCCTCGCCAATCCAAAATGACCAACAAGTTTCCCAATTAGGAAAATGGTATTTAAGACTAAATCCATCAACACCGCTATATTCTGGCACTTTGTTTACTAACCAAGACTCATAACGCATATCGTGATTACCAAGAGTCCATATTAGACGGCAACCAGCAGGCCTTACTTTCTCTATTTCATCTAAATGATAACGGCAAGCATTTAATTCTTCTAATACTGTAGGCTTTTGGTCAAAGTTAATAGATGGGAAACGGCTTAGAACTTGCCCGTCAAAGGCATCGCCATTGCAGATGATAACCTCTGGCTTAAACTCTTTAATCATCTTTAAAAGGGCTTTAAACGCTGTTGTAGTGGTATCAGTAAAGTGGGCATCAGAAAATACAATGATTTTCTTTACTTTATCAACTTCAATTCCTCTACGGACATTATGTGCAGCTTGGTCTATCTTTTTAAGGTAAGCTGGGTTTTGACTATTAAAGGTATCTAATTCAATACCATATCTACTTTCTAAAGACCTACGCCTAGACATGACATTTCTAATTGCAATTCCATTTATTCTGGCAAACTCACCAGGGCTTCCAATCTGTTTCCACGATGCAATCCATTGTTCATCCGTTAAACGATTACTAGCCATCAAAAATCCCCTATAATCAATAAGTTACCAAATACTAACCTAAAATATGACATTCGCCAAAAAAGTTGATAAAAATCAAGCAAGTGTTGTAAAAGCGCTACGAGATAATGGTGCTGATGTCCACTTATTGCACATGGTAGGTGCGGGTATACCAGACTTACTTGTTGCATATGAGGGACAGACTATTTTAATGGAAGTAAAAGATGGTGCTGATAAAAAGTTTACCCCTGACCAGATTAAGTTTATTGCTGGTTGGAAAGGTGGACATTTATATCGAGTAAATTCAAGCGAAGAAGCGATAGAAGTATTAAAATCGTTAAAAATGGAGTGATTTATGAATGAAACGCCTAATGTTGCTATGTTTGCCGCTACTTTATTGCATAGCGCTACTAATACTC